TTCCATAATTGCCTTTTCGTTGTCTTCTCTTGTTCTTCTTAACATATAATTGTAATAAGATTCTCTATCATTGTCCATTTAATATACATTCTTTCTATGCTATTGTCAATTATTTTTCCAGTTGTTTTGGTTCCAAATTTTGCCATTATTAACAAGTGTTACAAACTTTTGAAAAACGTTTTCTATATAGTTTGCTTCATGTTTATTTAGGTCATAAAAACTCAGAAACCAAATTCTTGTGTGTTCTGAGTTCCACAATTTATGACTATTCAAAAATGTTGATAGTGTTTTACATTGATCGTTGTCATAATTGTTCACAAAGTTACAGTAAAGAATACTATTGTTATATGTAACTTCAAACTTATCTACTTGTTTAAGTATATTTGCAATGCGTTCAACAAATGGTGCAACATCATTTAATACTTTTGTTCCGATATCTTCATTGATACACTTATTAATTGTTTCTATTGTTGCTCTAGCACCACTGTTAGATTGTGCTCTAGTGTTACCAACTGCAATAGGAAAGTTATCCCAAAGACTAGGATCAAATGCACTTATTTTATCATGCACTTCTTTGCTTAAAACAGTAATAGCAAACGTTCCAAATCCTCCTGTAAGTGCTTTACCAAAACAAATCATATCTGGATTTAAGTTTTTATGAATGCTATGTGCAAAATAACCCATTCGCCACATTCCAGTAAGTATTTCATCTACTATTAACAAGCAACCTGTTTGTTTTCTTGCATGTTGTATCTTTTCTAGTAGTTCATCACTTGCTTCACTAATACCGTTATACCAGTTTACAGTATCTAACATAATACCAGCAAGTGTGTCTTTGTGTTTTGCAAAGATAACATCAAAGTTATCATCAAAGAAATCAACGAAATCAATATTTGGCCAATTACCTACAATCCAATCTTGATCATCTGTCATTTGCCAGCCAGTTATACTACCTGAATGAAAACTTCCTTTTCTGACAAGTACTGTACGTCTTTGTGGCTTTTCGTTTTTAGTCCAATATCTCCATGCAATTTTTAATGCATTGTCTACACTATCACTTCCTGTAAGTGCAGGAATAAATCCTGTGTATGTATTTGGTAATACTTTCTTAAGAGTGTCTTCTAATTCATACCAAACAGTGCTTTTAGTTGTCCAGTCATCGTTAGCAAATTTAAAACTTGTTTCTGCTACTTTGGCTTGTATATCAGGTTGTGTAAATCCAAATATATTACACCCAGTACCACCACTTAGGTCATACCATTGCTGATTTTCTCCTACTAGGAAATGTCCATTCATTTCTTGTATTTTAGGATGTTCGTCCTTGGGTTGGGAAAAGGGGTGTATTAGTTTCATTGTATTACTCGATTGAATTGTCGTTTTCGTATTTGGACCAATCAGTAAACTTGTCTCTATCTTGCAAGTCATGTACTTGATGTATCCAAACGCCAGTATTAGATGCTTTAAAATCCTTGTCATCAATCTTAATACAAGCATTATAGTTTAGTTGATCGATATAAGGAAGTTTCACACTGATCTGGCTTATAAACTTGCTTTCTTCGTTATATCCTGCTTCTAGCACATACTCATGATACTTTATATCATAGTCTAGTGTTACAGTGTAACCTTCTTTAAGCAAACCATCAACAAGTGTGTCCCATGCTTTGTTAGTAGCATCATCACCGTGTGGTAGTTTTACTTGAAAACTTTGATTAGCACCTAGATAGATGTGATCAACGTGTGTCTTTTTTGCTTGTTTAAGAACTTCTTCTAATGGCTGACAGCCTACTACAAACAGAGTATCCATATCAAATGCTGGAGTTTTTTCTACTTCATAACCTGTGAAGTATACTACATCATCTTTTACACCATCTGAGTAATCACGCTTCATTTTATTATCCTGCTAATTTGTAAAGTTGATCTTTTATGCTTAATTTTATTTTCTTAAGCCTTGTTAGTAATCCTTTATGCCCGAAGTCTCTATATAATGCACGTTCTTTTTCGAGTTCGTCGACTTTTTTTGCATAGTATTTGTGTTCTTCGATCAGTTTTTTTACTTTTTTATCTTTGTTTGCCATTATACCTCCTCAAACAAGTTTGCGTATTGCGTACTTGCGTTTACAGTTTTTTTACCTGTTGCACCTCTAGTGCCAATAATTGACATCCAGAATCTTGAAAACTCTTCTATCACTGCTTCTGCTTCGTCTCTTTTATCTGTTGCGAATATTGCCTCAACAACATCTCTAAAAAATATCCTGTCAAAGGACTCTTCCACAAGCATGTTTGGAATGACCTGATTGTCGTATTGTCTGTTTGCTTCTTGTACTGCATTAATATGACTCCATACATTATGACCCATTTGGATCGCATAAGAAAAACTATCCCATGAAGTTTTACCTTCTTTACCAATCTTATTTAGGTCACCTGGAGCATAAATGCAAACATCTTTTGCTTGTAGGTTTTGTGTGATTGGAGAATCTTTAAAACTTCTATGTTTACCTTCACGTACAAATGCTTGTCCAAAAGGCGTAGTATCTGTAGCAAGTGCTTTATCATCTATGCTAGGTACCATTCTGTATACCCATTTACTTCTATCTTGTGTTTCTAATTCACAATATATTTGACCATTTGCTGTTGCTAGGAACGGACTAGCACAATCAAATGTAATAGTAAAGTTTTCATTGTGATACTTGCGAACTGCTCTTTGTACATCTGTAAGTAAAGTTGCCCACTCTAGTTTACTTGTACCTAAGAAGTGCATAAAGTCATGTTTACCTTTTTCAAGTAAACCATCAAAACGTAGTGCTACTAATCTTTTTAACACAAGATGAATATCACACATATTCTGACCACCCATTGACCACCCGTTAAAATGATCTGTATATTTTTTAGGATCACAATAGTCTTTCATTTGCTGATACCAATCTTCTGCGTCAGTATGATTTTCACCTTGTAATACGTTTAAGAATTTACAAGCACCACTTCTATTCTTCATAAAGTAGTCATTGTTAATACGTGTTGCATTTACGGCATCTTGATAGTTGTCAATTCCAGTTGCTTTTGCACCTGCTGGCGAACGTGCTACCCATGCCGGAATATCTAATATCATTCCATAGTCCATGTAAGCGTCCATCCAAGCAAGAACTTGTTCACGTTTCTTTTTTGCTTTAGGGCAATTAGGATCTTTCCAATCACCTTCCCACACACCTTTACCTATCTGGAATCCACCACTATCACCTAGTAGCCAACTGTTTTCTCGATCTCTATCACGAATCATATCTTCTTTAGGTGCATCTTTGTGAATATCAAGTTCGGCATGTCCTGCTGAATACAAACTCCAATGGTATTTGTATAGTCCTTCTTTGGTGTTAAACCAATTAAGACTTTCCATTGAATTGTTTGGAAAAGGAATACGACTCTTTTCTACATATTCTTCTCTACGTTGCTTACCAATAAATGTAGCATAGAAACCACTGATCGCTGGCAAAAATATAGCGTAGTCTTTCTGTTCTTTTGTTAAATCAGTGTTCACTACTGTTTCTCCTACTTACTTTGTGCTGGTAAAATGTATTCATAAGTTGCCAAACCACTGTCTACATTAATTTGCATAGCACCTTGATCTGAAAACTTCATTACTTTATCGCCATCTAAACTTAGAATAGCAAGTGTTTGTTGTACAGGCCATGCCCACTCATTTTTAAGTTGACCAGTTGTACCTGTTGCAAAAATAAATTCACCTGCGTGTGTACTAGCATCACCAAACTTAAATTTAATGTCACTACCATCTGTAAGTACAGTAAACACAGTTTCTTCTGCATTTGCAGTTGCCTGCATTTTAAATCTTTGTACACTTGCCATTGTTGGCGAAACTTCTACGTCCCAACTTGCACCTTTAAACTTAACTGTTTTAAGTTTTTCATTAATAATTTCTGCGTTCATAAAACGATAATCATTTTTGAAATCTCCTGATGCGTTTTTAAAGTGAATGCCAGTTGGAATCTGTTCACCATTTCTGTCTTGACGTACAACATCAATACTTGCACCATCTTTATATTCTGGACACTTCAAATGAATGTCTAGTTTATTTAGGTTAGGCATACCAAACGTACCCTTCATTTCTAACTGGGCGTTTTTAGTATTTGCCTGCATGATTACAGAGCGATCCTCTGCCATGCTATCAATACCTGTTTGTGCATCATCACCATTGACCTTAACAATGTTAAGAAAGCCAAGTGCATGTGTATGTGCAACAATGTCTTGTAAAATGTCTTTCATAGTTTTTCTCCGTTCATTATACTATTATATTTAGAAAATCATTCAAAGTCAAATAAATTATTGAATGTATTCTTCTGTTCGGTTGATTTTATATCCCAATCTAGCACTCCAATCAAATTATCTAACTTTTTATCGATAATTGTTGATTCCATTTCGTCATCTTCAAATGGAAGTTCTTGGAACCATTTTGGAAGTCTAAGTTCATCCGTTGGGTATGCAACCGAAGTATATCCCATAGGATTATTTTTTAGTTTGCAAACAATAACTTTCATACCGTCTACAATCTGCATACTAAATTTGTCGCCATGCATTTCACGTAATGAGTTCCAATTAATACTTGCTCTTACGTGTCCTGGCATGTTTACTTTACCGTGCTTTTTAAGTCTTGCAAGATAATCAGTAACATTGTTAGCACGTTTAGGGGAACCTTTTTCCCAACCAGGTCGTGCTTTAAATTTTGTTCTAAAATCTGTAATCATTTCTAATACTTGATCTTCTTTGGCACCTGTTAGTACTGCTAACAATACTTCACTTAAAAACTCTTGCATAAACACAGGAGTATCAGAACGTTTAAGATCAAGACCCATTGCTTTTACTTTGCCTGGCTTGCCATCTACATCTGTTCTAAATCCTTCGTTATCATAAATTAATGCCGCATATCTTTTCTTTGTAATGTATAAACCTTTTTCAGCAACAATTTCTCTACCAGCCGCAATAACTTCTCCTCTGCTTTTAGGACAATGAAAAGCATCTCCCATAAATCTTGGAAACGTTACATTTGCTTCTTCACAAATTTGATCATAGAGTTGAATTACACTTTCTTTATTCCAAGGTATATCACCTTTTTCTATTTCAGCACGTAAACTTGTATATGCACTAAAATAAACAGAATCAGTATCACCATATATAATACTCTTACCTACATGATCATACTCACCTGTGATAATTTCATTAACTTTAGCACTCATGTGTTTTGCAATAGCACGACCTGTGAGTGTAGTACTTTGCCCAATTCTATGATCAAAGAATCTACACCCTGGGTTTAGGATTGCTCCATATAAACTATTTAGGTTAATCTTTTTAACAAGTTGTCTTTTATCCCAAAAAGCAGTTTCAATTTTATTACCTGCATCTTGTGCCGCAATCTTTTTAGCCTGCATTTCTTTACGTTCTGCATACCAACGTTTAAGTAGTCCTGGAATAATGCCTTCATACTCTGTAGTAAACAAAGTACCATTTGCACTAACCATCCACGGTTGATTGCTGTCAAAAATAAGTTTGTAAACTTCGGCGGCACTTAAAGTATCACTTTCGCCACCTTCCCAGTCAATAGTAATTTCAACATCTTTGCGTTGTTCCATTACATAGTCATATTCAAGACTACCAAACTTTCCTTCCCATGCCGCCGCAAACGATTTCTTTTTAAAGTTCATTTGTTCTGACAAGTAATTTTCTGTATGATTTTGTTTTAGTTGTCCTACAACTGTTGCAGGATCCATATTCAATGATCGAATAACACTAGGATATAGACTGTTCAAGTCCATACTTGCAATCCAATCATGTAGTCCTTTTTTAGGATATGCTACATAGGCACCAGCCGCCTGTGCTGATCCAGGTTCTCTGTGTACTCTGTTAGGTACTACATAGCCACGTCTATGTGCTTCGTTGATAATTGCTTGTTCTGTAACTGCCACAGCACCCATAGTAGTGGGTAGCAAAACAGTATTTGCATGAGCAAGTTCATTTGCAAGGTCAATAAACCTTAGTTTTTTGTCCAACTTGTCCAAGAGTGCAACGTCTTGTCTGTTGTACTCAATGAACGTTCTGAAGTCATTGTTATAAAGTTGATCGAGCGTACCTTCGTACACAGTTTTCTTTTCGCCAACTTCCATTTCGCCAATGGCATCAAGTCGATAAGTGTGTCTTTCTTCATATGTGTATTTACGATATAATTCCAAACTATCTAAATGCTGTCTGCCTATTAGGTCATAGGTTTCTTGCTCTCTTCCAAACTTTTCATAAGTTCTTTTCTTTGGATATTGATCCCACAAACAAAAACGTCTTGTATCTTCTTTTGAAAGTACTCTTGTAATTCTGTTAACAGTGTACGGAATATCATAACCTTCACTGTTCCAACCTGATAAAATATCTGCATCTTTAATTAGATCTAAAAAAGTATCAAGCATTTCTGCTTCTGTTTCAAACAAGTATGTATTATCAAATTCTTTACATTCTTCTTTGGCTTGTTCCATTGTAAGTGTTTTTGGCGGAAGTGCAAGTGTAATAAGACTGTCAAGCCATTGTAAATGAACTGTAATGGCAGTAATTGCAGTAAAAGGATCTTCAGGTGAACTATATCCACGTTCTGGATCAAAGTCAACTTCAATATCAAAAAATGCAACGTTTAGGTTTGGAGCATCTTGTCCAAGATAATTTTCTTCAAGCAGTCTATATACAGGATTGATGTCTGCTTCAAATAGTCCGCGATGTTTATTAATTTTTTGTTCTTTTAGGAAGTCTTTCCAACTTTTACATACAACACGACTTACAGAGTCTCCAAAAGTACTTTTTTGTTTTCCTTTTGCGTCTCCATAATAGAAAACATATCTTGCTGGAAATTCGCGAAACTCTCTTTCGCCTTTTTTGTTTCTCTCTACAACCTTGATAATATCTTTATCACGATCCCAGAGTGCGTCTACATAACTCAATATCTTCTCCTTTGTATGCCACTTTCGGTTGGCAAAAACCAGTAATGTTGCTTATGGCCAACTAACCTTCTTCAACACTATTTACTATTATAGTATCTTACTACTACAAAGTCAAGACTTTTTTTATCAAAATCCAAATAACTCTGTACCTTTATTTTACCACCATAAGGCGGCAACTCCGTATCCAACTACATTAATAACAGCAAAATATCCTGTTAGTAACATGACCCATGCCGCGCCTCTGCGTACAGCCGCGTAGCATTGTGTAACCGATCCTACAAAGAAGAACGGATATATAACTAGCATGTTTGGATCAATAGCATTAAATGCCAAAGTCAAACTTGCTATAACCGTAAATACGAAACTTATTAATTCGAATCCAAAAGCAACTTTATCGCTTTTGTAACTGTTGATCCAAAAATCTTTTATCTTTTGCAAAACAACTATTGCTTGTCTCTGCCCGTAGTAACCATAATGGTTTCTAGGTCTTCAAATTCATCAACGGCTTTATGCCATTCGCCTTTTTGTGCAATTTTAATTGCTTTATTAATTAGACTAGGTTTTACGTCCATTTCTTCTGCTACTGCTTTGACTGTATCACGTAAACCTTCTTGTAGGTCTGAAACTTCTTGCAAAACATTTACACCTTCATTTACTACTTGTATAAGTTTTGCTTTTTCTTCAGCACCGAATACTTTATCACTCATGTGAAACTCCTTTGTTATTTGAGTTATATTATATATAGATTTATGCTAGATGTCAAGTACTTTGAACGGAATTGGCACAGAATTATCTAAACATTTAAACCAAACGTTATTTGGACCAATATGATGATCGTTTGGCAGTAGTTCATTTACTGCTTGATTGACTCCTGGGAAATCCATATCATGTCCACATAACCAGCCATTTGGTTTTAATTTAGGCGTGTAGTATTCTATATCTCCTTTAACACTACTATAGTCATGACTTGCGTCAATGAAAACAAAGTCTAAACTGCCATCTTCTACTTGATTATGCACTTCATGACTATGTCCTTGTATTGCTTTTAGTCTTGGACCATACTTTAATATAACTGAATCTTTATAGAATAGTTTGATATCAAAATCAATAGCAAACATTTTTAAGTTTGGAAATGACTCTAACAGTTTAAAAGTTGTTCTACCGTTACGAACTCCAACCTCACAACCTACAGTAGGTTGTAATTTTTTAAACAGATCTACTAAAAAGTAATCTCTTTTGTTTGGTCCGTTATATTCTATTGTTCTTTTAATCTTAATTTTATCTTTAGCCAACAGGATTTTCCTCTTCGTCTTTTGTTTTGTATTGCCATTCGTCTGTATGACCAACTGACCATTTAGGATTGTTTTCGACTGTGTAGTTTTGTGTGCAAACTTTAAAGTCAGGCATTTTACGTTCTGGATGTACTAAACTTTGGTCAGTAAATATAACCCTGTTGTTAGGTTGTGCCGCAAATTGCCCATTATCTAATTTTATAAAGTTAAATGATTTATGTTCTGGATCGTGTTCACTAAAATTAATATCAAGGGTTGAGTGTTGTGAATGACAAGTGTCAAGTGTAAACATATATTCACCTTTGTGCATCTTTCTGTCTTTGCCAAAAAATTCACAATCACATAATAAAGGCTTTTTAATTAGTGTAATATCATAATCAAAACAATCCCATATTTGCAGTGTATCTAAAGGCAGTTGATTATCTTTGTCATAATCTTCTTTCCATACAAACGCTGATATAGGAAGTTTGTCGTACAATGCTCCGTATTCTGTAAGCAATGTTTCTATGTATAATGCTTTGCCCATTATACTTCTAATTGAAATCCAGACACCAGGAGTAAGTTCTCCATGTCCTTTTTGATGATCGTATAGATATTCTTTTTTTACATATACTTCCATAGGTGGTAAATTATGTACTAAAAAGGCCATACGCTATCTCTTTTGTTTTTTCTTTTTGTTTTTCACATGCAACTTTGCATGTGGTACTTTTAAATTCTTCTTTCCATATATGTCACCTATTTTGTGTCTATATGACATATGTGCTGGATCTAGTCCATAAAAATAATCTGTTACTTCTTTAATTTTCATCTCGGCAATTATCACATTTGCAAGTTACACAAACATCATTTGCACATGATGTACATTCTTTGTAACAGTGACTGTCGCATTTACAATTTTCACATGTACTTGTATTCATTAATTATTCTCCAGTTCTTTTAAAAAACTTGCAAATCCTTTTTTCAAAGAATCTTCAGTTGTCATTTTACCTGCTTTATAATCTTTTTCTAATTCAAACTTCCTTCGTATTAACTCTTTTTTAAGTTTAGGATCTTTGTTTGTTTCAGGATCTAGTTGTATATCTTGTAATGCTTTTCTTTTTGCTTGATATTCTTCTTTACTCATACCTTCGGATATAAACTGAATTGCTTCAAACACTTTGTTTAATTTGTTTTCTATACTAGATAATCTACTATCTACTTCGTGCCATTTGTCTGAATATGTTTCTCTAGGAGCAACTTGTAACTGTGGTGCTTGTACAGGCTTATTAGAAGTTGATACACCTGCAAGTGCCGCCATATCACTTGAACTAACATCTGAAACACCCGGTATATGTTTACCACTTACGCTTTCAGCAACCATTTTTGCATGACTAGTTGCGTCAGTGCTTTGATTAGATGCACCGTATTGTTCCTTTAATGCTTTGCCTTGTTGCATAGGATCGTCTACTGTTAGACCTTTATTTTCAATACCTAGGTCTGTAAACTTGTTTAATATCTTTTGTAAATCTGCCATAGTTATTTAAGAGACACTTTTGGATTTAGTGTTCCCCCCTCCCTGTCTTTTTTTACGTCCTGCACAATGAGCCTTTTGTGAGAAACCTTTGGGATTTGAACAGTCGATCGACTTTTTATGTTTCTTGCTCCAGGTTTCAT